GACCATGCCTAATCAATTAGAATTGCCTTTAGACCATGAACCTAGCCTTAACCATTGGGCTATGGCTTTGGCTGATGATGATGTAGCAACTGGTGAATATTTTAATTGGGATCATGCCTATGAATGTGCTTGGTCTTACATTGAACAGGAGATTGAGAACACTGTTATACATAGTTATACATAGTTATAACTAGTTATAGCATATTGATAGTATAACTAAGTCGGAGGAACTAGACAATGCCTAAAGTATACAAAGTAAGGGCTAAAGTATCGACATACTACAATGCCTATGTTCAAGTGCCAGATGACTGGACAAAAGAGGACATTACGGAGTGGTATGAATACAACGGAACAGGTGGTGAGTTTACTGAGAAATACGAAGCGGCTGATTGGGATTTCAGATACATAGAACCTGAACTGACTGACTATGACGGTGAACCTGACATGATCTTCACAGAGGAGATGACCAAATGAAACTAACAGATGAACAATACCGAGCTTTAGCTGATGACCTAGTGCAGAACTTACATATGGACGGTGAGATTGAAAACTACATAATCTTCCTATGGCAAGAACTAGAAAAGCTAGACCCTACTTGGACTGAAACCTTGTCTATCGACAGCATTGACTTGGAAGCTAGGCTTGCAGAAGAGGAAGCCTTCAAGCAAGAGGCTCTTGTATCTAAGCCAGAACAAGACGGATGGGAAACTGTAATCCCACAACTGTGACATAAATGCAACACTACTAAGTATGACATAAATACCACAGTAGAATTGATGTTCTATCTGTGTTACACAACTTAAGCCAAACAAATGGAGGAACATGACATGGCTTTTGATATCCCTACTAACATTGACTTCGACGTAGCTTTCGAGCCTACTAAACTGGACGACAAGAAGTATGTCATCAATGCTACGACTGGTGAACCTGTTGCCATCGTAGGCCAAAACTTTACGTGTGCATCTCACGGTGACTTCTATCGTGAAGTGTATGACACAGTGACACAAGAGTTTAGCCAAGCGGAGTTGCTTGATGCTAAGTTTAAGTGGCGCACTGCCCACAAGGGTGGCTGGTCTATGCTTGACATTACCCTGCCTAACATGGTGACACGTATTGAGACTGAACAGCACAGCACTGAGCTTGGCAATCGTATCATTGCCCTTCACGGTATCGACGGAACGTGCAGCAACCAAGTTTACTTTGGACAGATTGACTTCTTCTGCACCAATGGCATGATCCGTGGAGAGTATGATAAAATCAAACGTAAGAACACAGCCAACTTCACACTTGGTAGCTTCATCTTTGAACTAGCACGTGCACGGCGTGACTTCTATGAGGAAGCATCTAAGATGCAGGTCTGGGCTCAGACTAAGACTAACGGCAGCACTGTGCTTAAGTTGCTTGAAGATATGCTAAACTCTGAACGCAAGGCAGAGAAGATGTATCATCTCTACTTGGCAGAGGCAGCTACCCGTGGACATAATAAGTGGGCACTCTACTCTGCCTTCACTAACTACGCAAGCTATGCAGATGATCGCAATGGCTTCAACTTGAAGAACACTGGCAATGATACTCAATCTATCTCAATGTGGAAACGTGAACATGAAGTCAGCCAGTGGGTTTCTGACAAGCGTTTCATCGAACTGGAAGCAGCATAAATGAAACAACTATTGACAATAGCAACGCTGGCCTGTGGTTTATCCTCTTGTTCAGCAGCATACGCAACACAGGTTATAGATGCCCACGTAGAGGATCACTTCTTTGACCGTGTTATCTTTGAGCCTTACCGTGTGCGTGAGTGCCGCACTGTGCAACAAAACAATGCAGCAGGCGGTGCACTACTTGGTATGATTATCGGTGGCATCGGTGGTAAAGCTGTCACAGGTAAGGATGATGGTGCAGCAGCAGGTGCCATCGTAGGTGGTATCATTGGTGCTAATGAGGGTGCTAAGAACAGCGGCACCAGACAAGAATGCACCGAGGTAGAACGTTACAACACGAAAACAATTCGTGAATACGACTACTCAATTATTCACTTTACATATGGTGGATACGAGTATGAACTTATGTTTACTGACATCAACAGGAGCAAGTAAAATGAAACAGCATGAACAAATCCTCAACCATCTCCGTAAAGCTGGTGGCCTGTCTGTGCGTGAAGCACTGGTAGATTACAGCATCCAGTCTTTCACTAAGCGTATCTCTGAGCTACGCAAGGAAGGCCATGACATTGTGGGCATCAAGTCTAACCACCCTGTCACTGGTCAGCGTTACACTCGCTACGTCCTAGCGTCAGCATGAAGTGGGACTTCCTCACAGTAATCTTGGCTATGGCATCTATTGCCGTAGCCTTTGACCTAGCCCTAATGGTGTGGAGTATATACAGATGACAGTCTATGTAAAGATATTCGATACTAACGGGAAGCTAGTATGCTACACTTCACGCAGGACAAAAGAGGAAGCTATTAGTTATGCTAGTGGCCTCCCTAAATGTGTAACAACTGAGATAACCTATGAAAGTCCAAATTATAGCCCCTACTAAGGACGCAAGGCTAATCAGCCTTTCCCGTAGACAGAAAGAACTAACCAAGGCTATTGATGAAGCCTTGTGGTATGGCGATAAAGATGTGTCCTTCTTAGACACACAACTAGAAGAGGTGCAAGCCATGATTGATAAGGGTGAAGTATGGTATCCAAACTTTTAATGTTCGGCCCTATAATCTTACTAGGAGTTATGTATGTCGCAGGACTTATCTACTTCACAGTCAAAGACTACAGAGAAAGATGATCCCCATGACGAGTGGACAGAACACATTGGCAACTTACCTAAAGAGGGTAGGGATAGCGACAAGCGTCCTAGTAAACGTGTTAACTGGCGGAAGCCTAAACCAGACGTTTAGTGCTAGGAACTGGGAACGTCAACGAAACAAAGAGCCTAACATCCACTGGCTTATTGACTTGATCTGTGGTAAAGATCACTGTAAGAGATGTTGGGCATACTGGAAGGTAAGGAAGGAATGGTAAAGAGAATAATCCCCAAGAAGAACTGCCTACTGCGTGACGTTGTAGCCTTCTACTTAAAGTCAGAAGACTTCCTACGACTGACCGCTAGATCACAGAAAGAGTATGAAGCTAACCTCCAAGCCATGCTCATTACTGTGGTTGAAGGCCGTGCTCTTGGGGATTATCGGAGTGGCAACCTCAGAGTGCGACACCTGACACAAGCATACGAATACTGGCTCTCCTCCTCTGGTATTCGCACTGCTAACTACAGGAAAGCCGCACTCTCGGTAGCTTGGAGACACGCTATGCGTTATGACATTATGCAACATGATCCAGTTGCTCTTGTTAAGACGCAGCAAACTAAGCCTCGCAAGGTTAAGTGGAAGCGTGAGCATCTTCGTAGCTTCTTGAGTGTTGCCTACTCCGACTTCCGTTGGCGCAGCATTGGATTGATCGTCCATATGGCTTACGATTGGGGGCAGCGTGTCGGTGACATGAGAGTCATGACATGGGACTCGCTTGACCTCGAAGCCTGCAGACTTGATCTCACGCAGAGTAAACGTAACGCTGATGTTCACCTCCCCATCAGCAACAATCTGTGTAAGATGCTGCGCCAACAGAAGGAAGAGTTTGGCTTTCAGAAGTATGTAGCACCAAACGTCACACCTAGTGATGGTGCATACAAGCCATACAGGTTACACCAAGTATCTAATCATATCAATAGCATACTAGCCGAAGCTAATCTTCCACGTGAACTTACAGCTATGGACTTGCGCCGCACTGCAGTAACGGAAATGATGGAAGCAGGTGTTGACTTGGTAGGTATCATGCAAGTAACAGGTCACCGTAATCCTAACTCAGTGAAGCCTTACATGGTCAACACATTCAGTGGTGCGAGTAAGGCACTAGCAGCTAGAGGAAACGACACAGACGATGACTGACTGGCAGAAACACAGACGCTTTGCTGAAAGCATGACGCCTACGGATGGCACGTATCGTGGCAACTGTCCTGCGTGTGGTGGCAGTAATACGTTTACATCTGCTGACATCGACGGGGTTATTGTATACAACTGCTACAAACTGGGCTGCAACATAAAAGGTAAGATAGCTGTAGGTCTTACAGCACAGCAAGTCAGGGCTAAGCTACGTCCTGATAGTAAGCCAAAGAAAGCTGAGCCTGATACTATGGAGATACCTGCTTATCTAGTTAGCCCTACTAGTGAGCACTGGAACTATCAACACTTTGTGCGTAGGTGGGGTATCTATAACTATCCCGGCTTGATGTATGACGTAAAGCAAGAACGTGTAGTGTTCCCTATTTTATACAAAGGTAGGATCATTGATGCTGTAGGCCGTGCAGTAGGACAACGTAAGCTACCTAAGTGGTACCGCTACACTGGTGTGGCTGATTACTTTACTGTAGGTAAAGGTGGCACCTTGCTTATCGTAGAGGATGTTGTGTCTGCTATCGTAGCCACTCAGTATCTAGATAACGTAACAGCTATGGCTATCCTTGGCACTAGCTTAACTGACAGGCATATACAAAAGATAGGTGAGTATACTAAAGCAGTAGTAGCCCTTGACCCTGACGCTATACAAAAAACTATTGAGTATCGCAGGGAGATAGAGGCATGGACAGGCTTGCCTACTTATGCTATTAAACTAAGTGACGATATCAAGTATCGTAACGCAGAGGACATAGAGAAGCTAAAGGGGATAAAAAGGAATGATTAAAGCTACATACATTGACCACATGGGGAGTGACCTAAGCGTAGTGAACGCAGCAAGGGTTAGTTTTGGTAAGAAATCACATTGTGAAGAGATACGCTGGGTGGAAATGGGTGATTGGTCGGGTGATATGCCTGTAGTTGATGCACGTGACACCAAGCTAATCAAATACCTAGCCAAGCACAAGCACCTGTCGCCTTTCGGTCATGCCTTCGCATCCTTTCATGTCAAGGCACCTATCTTCGTGGCCCGACAGCTAGTGAAGCATAAGTTCCTGCGTTGGAATGAGATCAGTCGTCGTTACGTAGACGAAGAGCCTGAGTTCTATGTGCCTGACACATGGCGTGGTCGTAGTGCTGATAAGAAGCAAGGGTCTGAAGGTGTCGTTGATGTAGGTGATTGGGGAGACACTAATTGGGCGTGTCTTATTGCATATAATGATTTGCTTAGACATGGAGTAGCACCTGAGCAAGCCCGCATGGTCCTGCCTCAAAGCACAATGACCGAGTGGTATTGGTCAGGATCACTAGATGCCTTTGCTGCCATGTGCAAACTACGCTGCGCCAGTGACACACAGTACGAAAGCAGGATCGTGGCAGATCAGATCAGTGAGAAGATGGGGGAACTGTTTCCTGTAGCATGGGAAGCATTAAGGGCGTATGAAGAATGATGAGTGATGCAGGTATTATTGGTGTCGAAACCGTAGAAGAACACGAGGATGGTAGTGCAACATACAAGTTTCACATGGATGCACACTGCCGTGGGCTACTAGCAGAAGAAGGCTTGAAGCTGGTGCTATACTGCGCTGCCGCTGGATTAGATATACAGGTAGTGTATGACTTTATAGAGGATCATGTGAGGTATGAGACAGATGACTATGAAGAGGCTAATGTAGGAGATAAAGAAGATGGCTAAATGGGACTTGAGTAAACTAGAGAAAGTAGCTAATGAAGAAGCACGGCATGGTAATCGTGAGGCTCTTGAAGCTATGTCAAATAAGTATGACAGTCTGATGGCCTTGGTTGAGGCTACTCTTCAAGACCTTGATGATGGCGTCCCTGCTTGTGACACTGCTTATATGATTAGACTTACTCTAGCCAAGCTGGACAAAGTATAATGTTCAGTGTTGAGCATGAGTTCGACTCCACTATAGTTACCTGTCTTGACGAAGACGGTAAGCACGAAGACTTGCAGATCATCCTGTCTGACGGTGTTGTATTTATACGACAGTGGCAAGAAAGTTTAGACAGGTTTTCTGTACTTGAAGTTTCATACAAACAATTCCTTGACATGATAGCCTCTATGCATAAAACTGAGGGCTTGTTCAAGGTGCACCTAATACGAGGAGAGAGATATAATGGAGTTGGCACTACTTAAGACGCTACTCAACAAGGACTTCTATGAGCAGCACAAGGGTATCCGCTGTCCTGATAACATCTTTAGCAAGGATGTTCGTAAGCTAAAGCAAGCCCTTGATTCTGCTATGGAAGTTTACGACACTGACCTTACAGTGCAAGACCTACACGCTGTATTCCAAGCTCAGAACCAGAGCATGACTACTGCAACTAAGTCTGCATACGATGATCTGTTCCGTAAGATTGACAAGGCAGAGCCTATCAAGCCAGAGATTGCAGAGGATGTTCTATCTAGTATGTTCCAGCAGTATGTTGGGGATCAGGTAGCTAACATTGGCTTTGAGTTTGTGAACGGTACGAAGACTACACTTGAACCTTTGCGCCGACTACTTGAGGATTACAAGGATGACTTTACTCCCAATCTACGTATTGAGTGGAATGATATTAGTATTGACACGCTGCTTACTGCTAATGATCTGGAGACACAATGGAAGTTTAACATCCCCACTCTCCGTAGAAAAGTGGAAGGTGTTAGTGGGGGGCATCTCCTTCTGGTTGGTGCTCGTCCTAATACTGGTAAAACTTCTTTCCATGCCAGTCTTGTAGCTGGCCCTGATGGTTGGGCTAAGCAGGGTGCCAAGTGTATCATCTTGTGTAACGAAGAGAGTTATGAACGTGTAGGTGCACGGTATCTATGCGCTGCAACTAACATGACTATGGACGAGGTTCGTGCTAACATTTCTCTAGCTCGTTCACGTTATGAGCCCGTACGTCAGAACATTCGCATCAAGGATAGCACCAACAAAGATATGCGTTGGGTTGAGGCAGTCGTTAAACACGAGAAGCCTGACATTGTTATCCTAGATATGGGTGACAAGTTTGCCACCAAGAGCAGTGACAAGTCTGACATTTACTTGAAGGATGCAGCTATCCACGCACGTAACATTGCCAAGCAATACAAGTGTTGTGTTGTATGGATGTCACAGTTGTCTGCAGTAGCAGAGGGTAAGGTCTTTGTTGACCAGTCCATGATGGAAGGCTCTAAGACAGGTAAGGCAGCAGAGGCTGACCTAATGATCCTTATCTCTAAGAACCCTGTAGTTGAGGGTGCAGAAGAGCAAGACACTCAAAGGCACTTGAACATTGCCAAGAATAAGCTTAAGGGTGGATATCACGGTGTGATCCATACAGAGCTAGACGGAGGGCGTTCTATCTATACGTCCTAGAGGAGAGACAGATGCGACTTGTACTAGACGTAGAGAATAGTATCACTAAGCGGGATGGACGGGATCACATTGATCCGTTTGAACCTTTGAATAGCTTGACTCAAGTGGGCCTTCTTAACGTAGACAATCACGAAGAGTTGCACATTGTAACACTGGATCACGTAGAATACAAAGACAAGTCAGGGCTAGGTCGTGCCTTTGTACAGCAAGTACTAGACATGACTACCCTGCTTATTGGTCACAACCTACAGCACGACTTGATGTGGCTGTGGGAGAGTGGCTTCAAGTATGACGGTGACGTATATGACACTATGCTTGCAGAGTATCTGTTGCTACGTGGACAGAAGCAGCCACTGTCTCTTGCCGCTTGTGCTGAGCGGCGCAACCTAGAGGTACAGAAAGATGACACGCTTAAGACTTACTTTAAGCAAGGATGTAATACTAACGAGATTCCTCTTCGTGAGCTTAGCCATTATCTCCGGTGTGACCTTCTCACTACTAGTGAGTTGTTCCACTCAATCGAACGGGATTATGCCAAGCCCGAATCCAACTCCCTTTCAACCGTTAGAGGAGTTACTTTCAGAACCTGCAAAACCCTTACCCGAATGTATATGTCAGGGTTCAAAGTAGACAGGCAAGAACTAAACAAAGTACGTGACTTGTTTGAGAAGGAACGTGCTGACATTGAGACACGCTTGCAATACAAAGTGCGTGAGCTTATGGGCGATACGCCTATTAACCTCAACTCACCAGAGCAAATGTCTCAGGTTGTGTTCTCTCGTAGTGTAAACAATAAGAAAGAATGGGTAGACCTGTTCAACTTTACGAATACACCACAAGAGTTTAAAGCTGCAGTCAATGCAAACAGTAAGACCTTGTATCGCACTAAGGCATTCACTTGTCCTACCTGTGAGGGACAAGGCAAAACCTACAAAGTAAGGAAGGATGGCACAAAGTATAGCAAGCCTAACAAATGTAAGGACTGCGATGCCCGTGGCTATCAACTAGAAGAGACTAAGCAGGTGGCTGGACTTAAGTTTACAGCACCAAGTAAGGCATGGGTCAGTGCTAATGGTTTCAGCACGGGCAAAGATAACCTTGACACGCTTATCTCTACAGCTAAGAATAACAACATGCAGGATGCAGTTACATTCTTGTCTGATCTTAAGAGGCTGTCCGCTGTGTCTAGTTACCTATCTAGTTTTGTAGATGGTATCGAAGGCTACACTAAGCATGACGACTTCCTTCATGTAGGATTGACGCAGCACATAACAGCTACTGGCCGCTTCTCTGGTCGTAATCCTAATATGCAGAATATGCCACGTGGCGGTACGTTCCCAGTTAAACGTGTGTTCACCTCTCGGTGGGATGGTGGCTACATCATGGAAGCTGACTTTGCACAACTAGAGTTTCGCACTGCTGCCTTTCTGGCACAGGATAGTGTTGCAATGCGGGAGATTGAGACAGGGTTTGATGTTCACAGCTACACTGCTAAAGTTATTACTGATGCAGGCCAGCCTACGTCCCGGCAGGCAGCTAAAGAACATACCTTTGCACCGCTGTTTGGTGCTACAGGTTATGGCCGTAGCAAGGCAGAGCAGGCATACTACACGCACTTCACTGAGAAGTATCAGGGCATAGGGGCTTGGCACAAGAAGCTGGCTAATGAGGCGCTGCGCTTTATGAAGATCACTAACGTAAGCGGCAGACAGTATGCCTTCCCTGACATAGCACGTAGGGCTAACGGAACGCCTACGCACTTCACTATGATTAAGAACTACCCTGTGCAGGGCTTTGCTACAGGGGATGTAGTACCTGTTGTGTTTAACGAGTTGGCTCGTATGCTGCAGCCCTTGCAGTCGGTACTTGTAAACACAGTACACGACAGTATGGTTGTTGATGTACACCCGTCAGAAAAAGATAGGGTGATACATATTATTGATAGCCTCAACCAGAACATTAACTCTTTGGTAGAGGATACTTACGGCATAAAGTTAAACGTCGAGCTACTTTTGGAAGCAAAAATAGGTCCGAATTGGCTTGACACAAAGGACGTATGACGGTATAACTAGGACTCTTTGATAAGCTCTAAGGAGATACTATGAGCACAGAACTTACTATTGCAAATGAACGTGGTCAGTCTATGGCAGACCTTATGGGTATCAGCACAGGAGGTTCTACCTCTCAAGCCACCCCCAGTCTTTCCCGTGTAGGCATGATCCATCAGCCTGTCATGGGTGAGGTAGACTTCAACGGCAAGAAGATCAAGACAGAGGTTCTGCCTATCGGTACGTACACTGTCACCCGTGGCGAGGAAGTTGTTTATGCAACTGAGCTTCGTATCCGCATCTTCGCAATGCGTCAACAGTGGACACGCTGGAACGCTGACACTAATGAAATGGAAAAGACTGTTCTTGCTAACAACTTGAACGGCGATCTTAAGGATAACATTGGTGGGTTCAACCTTGGTCGGCCTTCCGGTTACATCGAAGACTTCGACGCACTGCCGGATAAGACTAAGCAAGTCATCCGTTCAGTCAAGCGCACTAAGGTTATCTATGGCACCCTGAGCATTGATAATCCTAAGGATGCTAAGGGGAATGATCTTACTGCAGATTATACAAGCATTCCCTTTGTCTTTGATGTGAAGAACCAGAACAGCATCAAGAACGTTGACGCTGCAGTAAAGAAGATCACAGGAAAGAATATGCTTCCTATTATGTGTGAGCTTGTGCTTAGTTCTAAGGAAGGCTCTATCCCTACGGGTGCTAAGTTTGGCTTCGTTGATGCCTCTCTTGGTAACGTCTGTGATATTACACCGGAAGACAACGATACCCTGCGTAACTTCATCGAAGTCATTGAGTATACCAACGGTAAAATCCTTGACCTTCATGCGGAACGTTGCGGCAGTGGCTTGACCAAAGAAGATGAGGCTATGGTCAAGGGCATTATCGACAACGACTTCGTGGACGTAGACGAATGAACCATCCAGCAGAGCTAATGGTCTATGCATTCTTGCAGAAGGCTATGGCTGGCGATGCTACAATGACTGAGGAGGTGGCTGATAAGGTTGCCTCCGATGTTAAGGCTGCACTACACAAGCAGTTTAACTCAGGTCCACGTGACGAGTTCCGCTTGCGTATGTCTAACATTGGTAAGCCTAAGTGTCAGCTATGGTTTGAGAAGAATGATCCTACAGACAAGACGCCCCTGCCGCCGCACTTCCTGATGAACATGATCCTCGGTGATATCATTGAGGCTGTGTTCAAAGGGCTGCTTCGCTCAGCAGGTGTAGACTTCAAGGACAACGATAGTGTCACCCTCAAACTAGCCAATGGTCGTGAGATTAATGGTGAGTATGACATGGAGTTGGACGGTAAGATTGATGACGTTAAGAGCGCATCGCCTTGGTCTTACCAGAATAAGTTTGACTCCCTTGAAACTCTACAGAAGGGTGACAGCTTTGGTTACGTGTCACAGCTTGTAGGCTACGCTACTGCAGCTAACAAAGATATAGGTGGCTGGTGGGTAGTTAATAAAGCTAACGGAATGTTCAAATATGTAGATGCATCTGACGTAGATAAGGATGCTGTGCTGCAGGAAATCCAATCTGTAGTAAACTACATTGACAACGATGAACCCTTCAAGCGTTGCTTTACGCCTATCCCTGAGACATACAGAAAGAAGCCATCAGGCAATCTAATCTTAGCTGATGGGTGTAAGTTCTGTGACTACAAGAGGAAGTGTTTCCCACAACTACAAACACTTCCCTCTAGAGTATCAACAGCTAAGGTTCTTCCAGAAGTAGACTACGTGCTAATCAATGACGACAGCACGGAAGCATAACGTAAGACGGTATCGCAGTGGCCTTGAAAAAGAGGCCGCTGCTTTCCTTAAAGAACGGCAGAAGAAAGTATGCTACGAAGAGCTAAGGATTGAGTGGGAAGACCTACGCTACCGTACTTACACGCCAGACTTTGAGTTAGACAATGGCATCCTTGTTGAGACTAAAGGCATCTTTGACAGCGAAGATAGACATAAGCACTTAGAGATACAGAGACAGCACCCTAACCTAGATATACGCTTTGTGTTCAGCAATTCTAAAGCCAAGCTGTACAAGGGTGCTAAGACACGCTACTGTGATTGGTGTGACAAGAATAATTTTAAGTGGTCACACAGAGTTATACCCGAAGAGTGGTTGACAGAAGCAGGTTCACGTACTAAGAATAAGAAACTCATAGTTAAACGAAGGGACTGATATGAAAGTAAAGATTGAAAAAGGCGAGGTTGCTTTCCTGATCCGAGCCAATGAAAAAGAGGGTCAGTGGGATGGTACTTTTTCTACGGGCCTTGCGTTTGACCAAGATAAAACTACTGCAGCTACTGCAGGTGGCCTTGAAGTAGCTGTCACCATTGCTGCTTTCCTTGAGTTTCTTACAGATTATCCTGACTTTTCAGACGAGCTTGATGAATACAGAGAGGATATCCTAAAAGAGCTTTTCCCTGATGCATACGAGGAAGCATTGCTAGAACTAGAGGGAGAGAAGACAGAGTATGAAATAGAAGGCAACGTCATTAAGCTGAGCAAATGGAGTAAGACATTTGGAAATGCATGACCCTGTAAACAAACCCTCGCACTACAATCAGTCTGGCATTGAATGTATTGATGCAATGAAGGCCATGACAGAGGGAACAAATGTAGAACCCCACGCTGCTTACTGTTGGCAAAACTCCTTTAAGTATCTCTGGCGATGGCCTTACAAGAATGGGCTAGAGGATTTGCGTAAAGCAAAGTGGTATCTTGATAGACTTATCAGTGAGCTAGAGCAGCATGAAGAAAAAGTTTAATGTATCCTTCATCATTATTATCCCAGAGAGGAACAACATCCTGTCTTCTTTTGAAGAAGCACATGAAGAAGATGTAAAAGATATCATCGAAGATATTTTGTATGACGTAGACGACTTTAAGTTAGAGAACCTTGTAGTAAAGGAGAAGTCTTAATGATTAGCCAAGACGATATTGATTCTATGGCAGAAGATCAACTAGAAATGTTTGCTTATTGGGCACCTGATACCTTTGCTAAAAAGAGTAAGAAGAGCAAGGCCGCTACTAATATTAGTATGGTAATGGAGTTTACCAGTCTTGTGGGGCAGGAGCCTAAGCCCTACCTGTATGCCGCCCTGATTAACGAAGAGTTTAATGAGTGGGCTGCAGCAAGGCAGCACATGGATAGAGAGCATGAGCTAAAAGAGTTGACAGACCTGCTATATGTCATCTATGGATACGCCTTAGCTAATGGGTGGGACGTAGACGAGTCCTTCCGTAGAGTTCATGCTAATAACATGGGCAGGTGTGTACAGCCTGATGGCACAGTTAAGCGACGAGAAGACGGTAAGATTATCAAGAACCCTGACTACCCAAAAGTAAACCTAAAAGACTTAGTGTGAGGAACAAATGAACAACCAACTACCAACTGACTACCAAGCCTTTATCCATACTAGCCGCTATGCTCGTTGGCTTGAAGATGAGAACCGCCGTGAAAGCTGGGGCGAGACTGTGGGCCGCTATGTCGATAATGTAGTGAATAAAGCTCTTGCAGAGATTGACTACACGGGTAGTGCGGCACTCGACATTCAGGATGCAATCCTTGGCCTTGAGGTCATGCCCTCTATGCGAGCCGTAATGACTGCTGGCCCTGCCCTTGAACGTGACAACACGGCTGGATACAACTGCAGCTACCTACCCGTAGATGACCCTAAGTCCTTCGATGAAGCTATGTTCATCCTGCTTTGCGGTACTGGAGTTGGCTTCTCTGTTGAGCGCCAGTTCGTGTCGAAGCTGCCTGAGGTGCCACAGCTTTTCAACAGTGACACAGTTGTCGTCGTTAAGGATAGCAAGGAGGGTTGGGCAAAGGCTCTGCGTCAGGTGATTGCACTCCTCTATAGTGGTGAGATTCCTAAGTGGGATGTGTCACGTGTTCGTCCTGCGGGTGCACGACTCAAGACCTTTGGTGGTCGTGCTTCTGGCCCTGCCCCTCTGGTTGACCTGTTCAACTTTGTCATTGCTAAGTTCAAGGAAGCACAGAACCGCAAGCTGTCTTCCATTGAATGTCATGACATTATGTGTAAGATTGGTGAGGTTGTAGTTGTTGGTGGTGTTCGTCGCAGTGCCATGATCTCACTTTCTAACCTGAGTGATGACCGTATGCGTCATGCTAAGTCAGGTAACTGGTGGGAGAATGAGCCGCAACGAGCCTTGGCTAACAACTCTGTGTCGTACACCGAGAAGCCTGATGCTGTCAGCTTCATGCGTGAGTGGATGGCTCTTGTTGAGTCTGGCTCTGGTGAGCGTGGCATCTTCAACCGTCAGGCTTCTGTCAAGCAAGCCAATAAGAATGGTCGTCGTGATCCTAACTTTGAGTTTGGTACTAACCCATGCTCTGAGATCATCCTGCGTCCGTATCAGTTCTGCAATCTCACTGAGGTAGTTGTTCGTGCAACGGATGACATTGACAGCTTGACACGCAAGGTCCGTCTAGCTACTATCCTTGGCACCATTCAGAGTACCTACACTAAGTTCCCCTACCTGCGTAAGATTTGGCAGAAGAACACAGAAGAAGAACGTCTCCTTGGTGTCAGCCTTACTGGCATCATGGATAACCCATTGATGACTAGAAAAAATGCAGGCTTGGACAAAACCCTTGAACACCTACGTAATGTTGCCATTGACACAAACGCTGAGTGGGCTGCTAAACTGGGTATTAATGCTTCTTCTGCTATTACTTGTGTCAAGCCATCTGGAACTGTCTCGCAACTCGTTGACAGTGCATCCGGTATCCACGCAAGGCATAGTCACTACTATATTAGAACCGTCAGAGGAGACAACAAAGACCCCCTGACGCAGTTCATGCAAGATCAAGGCATCCCATCAGAGCCTTGTGTAATGAAGCCACAGACTACCACAGTGTTCTCGTTCCCTGTTAAGGCACCTGACAATGCTGTAGTTACTTCTGACTTGTCGGCTATTGACCAGCTAGAAATGTGGCTTATGTATCAGCGACACTGGTGCGAACACAAACCGTCTGTCACTATCAATGTACGTAAAGACGAATGGTTTGAGGTTGGCGCTTTTGTCTACAAACACTTTGACGAGATGTCTGGTGTATCGTTCCTGCCTTACAACGAACACACATACCAACAGGCACCTTATCAAGAAGTAGGAAAGACAGACTACGAGACATTGCTTTCGGTTATGCCAAAGGCTATTGACTGGTCTAAGCTTTCAGAGTATGAGAAGCAGGATAACACCAAGGGCAGTCAAACGTTTGCTTGCACTGGTGAAGTCTGTGAAATAGTTGACTTAACATGAGGACTAAAAGATGTTCGCATCTATGATTTCTGCCCTTGTTGTAGGGATTGTTACTGTAACCTTTGCTGCAAATGCCATTACCTTTGGCATTGACATGACGAAGAAAGCAGGTAATACTGCTAAACATTACTATGAAGAAGCCGTTGACTACATCGACGGTAAATAACTGAGACACTCCCCCTAGCTCAACTGGATAGAGCAACAGACTTCTAATCTGTAGGTTGTAGGTTCGAGTCCTACGGGGGAGGCATTCGCTGGCATAGCTCAACTGGCAGAGCATCTGATTTGTAATCAGGAGGTTGTGGGTTCAAGTCCTACTGCCAGCACCATCAAAAGGAAAGACAATGGCTGTACGCAAACCTTTTAACCGTGCCTTATATCAAGCATACGATGCTTCAGCAAAAACCGCACTTAACAGTTTGCTCATTAACCGTGGTCACACCATCACCAAAACAGACGAAGACTTCTACGTAGATATCGTGTCTACTAAAAACGGTAACACATACTACAACGAAGCAGAGGTTAAGGTAGCATGGGATGGCCCGTGGCCTACACACTGGGCCGAAGTACGTATCCCTGAACGTAAGACTCGTTTGCTGGATAAGTATGGCTCTGGGTTTCTAAACTTCTACATCTTCCGTAAAGACTTTAAGCAGTGTTTCCGTATCAAGGACAGCGCACTTAAGCCAGAACGATTGAAAGAAGCTAGTGGTCGTAACATCCTAAAGGGAGAGTTGTTTTATCACATTCCCTATGCTGAAGTTGAGACTATCAATCTGTAATACACTAAGGATGCACAATGTTTAGACGTAAAGCGATTGTGACTGCGTATACTCATGACCCAAATCATTACGAGTTCTACAAGTTACGTAAGGCAACGTCAAACATTCCTAACTGGTTTAAAGACACTGCATCAGAGTATGAGCTTGATGTTAATGGCATAAGGATGCCAGTACCTACGATAAAAAGGTGCCCTGCTGTTATTTCTACTCTATCTAAAGGTGTGTTGATACCTTGTCAGACAGATGTTATTATTGAAAGTACAGAAGGAAACCCAAGATGGGTAACACCAAATGCATCTGCTGCGGAAAGAATTAAAGAGTTTTCTATACAGCAGAAAGGAGCATATGATGTAGGCCATATAAAGATTGACAGTTCGTGGATTTTAGAAGAGACTACAGGCATAGACTTTGTTCTAACGGATGCTTACTACTCTAACTTTAATGCCCCTTGGCGTATAGCTACTGGTGTATTGGACTTCAAGTATCAGCACTGCTTAAACATAAACATAGCAATGCCTAGAGATACACCACAGTTTACTATTCACGCAAATACTCCCTTGGCTATCCTATATCCTATGACAGAAAAACAAGTTGAGTTTGAGCATAAGCTAGTATCAAAAGATGAATGGGATACCTTGCGAAATAAGTACGCATCTCGTAATGTGTTTCTATCCAAGTATTCTAAACATAAAAAACTAATGACTAAGCCAACTTGGTGGAATAGGTAGACACCAGAGACTTAAAATCTCTTGCTCTTATGGGCGTGTCGGTTCGAGTCCGACAGTTGGCACCAAACAAAGGAGAAGTAAATGGCTAAAATTAAGGCTGGTATCGGCGCAAATAAGTGGAAACCAGAGCCTCACAAAAAGAAAACAGCACAAGGTAAGACACGTAGCTCTATTAAGCTGTCTTCTATGAACAAAGGAAAGAAGCGTAGCTATAAGGCTTACCGAGGGCAAGGCTGATGCAGCTAGATTTGTTTAACGATCTACCTAAAGATACACATAAAGGCATTGTGTGTATTAAGTGTAAAGAGCTAAAGCCTTTTGAAGCTTTTAGTTTTGCATCTGGGGGTAACTACAGGAATACCACTTGCAGAAAATGTAGCAATAAGCACAACAAACTCATTAATGCCTTACGAGGTATTACACCTAAGCCCCCTGCAGATCATGCCTGTCCTATCTGTCTTAGGAAAGCGGATGAACTTGTCTGCCCAACAAAACCGGACAAGGCTGTTTGGTCTTTAGATCATGACCATACAAAAGAAACCTTTCGTGGGTGGTTGTGCCACAGATGCAATAGGGGCGTAGGTTTGATAGGAGATACTGTTGAGAACGCAGAGCGTGTACTAATGTACCTAAAAGGCGAACTATGAACACCAATGAACCTCCTGTCAAACAGTCCCGCACTCGCCGCAAGACTAATTATAAGAATGCAGAAGCTAAGCCTGTCTCTGGCCTAGTCCCTAAGACAGAAAAGCAAAAGGCTTTACTAGATGCCATAAAGCAAAGTGAACAAGTGTTTGTGCTTGGCCCTGCAGGAACAGGTAAGACTTACGTTACAGCTACGTATGCTGCTGATCTGTATACTCTCAAAGAGATTGACAAGATCGTTATTACTCGCCCTCACGTAGCAGTAGGTAAAGAGCTTGGCTTTCTTCCCGGTACACTAGAAGAAAAGACATACCCGTGGGCGCTACCCGTGCTGGATGTTCTACAGAAACACTTAGGAAGAGGTGCTGTAGAGACTGGCATAAAGAATGGCAACATAGAGATGGCACCACTAGCTCTGATGCGGGGCCGTAGCTTTGAGAATGCTTTCATTATTGTAGATGAAACTCAGAACATCACAACACACGAGTTAAAGATGTTGTTGACACGTGTAGGTGAAGGTAGTACCATTGTACTGAATGGCGATGTGCAACAGTCAGACCTTAAAGAAGTAGACGGACTATCTAAGATTATCCACCTAGCTAAGAAGTATATGTTGCCTATCCCCATTATTGAGTTTAGCGTAGAAGACATTGTAAGGTCTGACATCTGCGCTGAATGGGTTAAGATATTTATGAAGGAAGGGCTATGAGTAATGGGGTTGGAAGACGAGGCAAGAGCGTATGCCCTGAGTAAGAAGAAGCTGTTCAATGAAGAGTTACGTGATCTTCAACTGACTATGATTAAGTATATAAATGCTAATCTATATGATAGTCACGAAAAAGACAACGCATTAAGACAGCTACACTCTAGCATTCTATGGGCAGAAGAAGCAGCAGAGCTACACGGAATAAAGTAAAGGGGCCGAATGGCCCCTCTTCTTTTTGTTAGTACTGGATGTTCTTGTATGTCTCTATGACTCCCTTTAGAATGTCATCTAGCAAATCAAGCTCAGCTATGTTTAGATCGTTAATATCTGCTTGAACATTGTAGTCTTCCCTAAGGATTTTCATAGCCATGTTACGCTGTTCCTTTGTGCCTTTACGGCTAACCTTACTGACAAGTCTTAGCCGTAGTCCATCACCACCTGCATAGCCTTGCTCCATACGATTACGCACTTCTGCTCTTACTTCTGTAAGCCTGTTCTTTAGCATGGTTCGTCTGCCGTTAAGGTCAGCTTGCTGGAACTGCTTGCTTCTCATAAGCTGTTGTGTCTCTTGCTCAAGCAGAGGGGCAAGCATGGTGTTGAATATACGGTCATACGCAGGTAGGTTGCTACGTTCATTAGCAGTCCACTTGTGCATCTGAGACATAGAGTATGCTTTTTCAGTAGCAGTACGACCCGGTACAACAGTAACACCAAAGATACGAGCAAATGGGTTAGGATCGTATAGCTCCCCTTCACGTGTACCTACACGTAGCTCTTCGCCTGTGATACTGTCTGTCTTGTCAATGAAAGCTTCAATGATATTGTCAATGTACTTGGTAGCACTAAGGCTAAAAGTCTCACCTGCTGTTCCGGCCTGCCTGATATCCTTTGCCGTATCTGTTTCCATTGCAAAGCCAGCAATCTTATTGACTGCATCAAGAGGACGAGTAAAGCCAGCCGCAAAGTTACCAAAGGTTTTAGCAAAAGCAGCAGCGGTTTGACCACCACGAGCACTACCTTCGTCACCGTTAAACACAAGGTCAAACAGGTTGTACAAGTCATTACCAAACTGAGCATCTCTTGCAAGCTGTCCAACGCCTAGTTGGATAAGAGCATCCTCTTGAAGCTCTTTTGGAATGGATTCACCGCTTGCTTTAAGATTAATAGCTCTGCCTAGTGCAAGGAACAGAGAGAAGGGATACGTATTCTTAGCGTCAATAATAGTACCACCAGCAGTCTCTACTTCAAAGGTATCAAGACCTTTTTCTCTGCGACCCTTGTCATACTGTGCTGCAAGACCAAGAGCAGTAGTGCCTACAAGCATTCTAGAGAGAGCGTCTGCTTCTGTTAAGCTCTTTTCACCGCCTTTAATTGTCCTGTACCCAAACTTAATAAGTAACTCTGGTGCAGCAAGAGGTGTCCACTGATACGCTGTTGCAAGAACGTTATTAAAGAAGCGTCCGAAAGGAAGGACTGTACCCAGCACTGGAGTAGCAGAGAACTTCTCTACTAAAGAGGCAGCACTGCGAAGAAGCTCAGGCTGATCTAGTGTTGTGTAGTCCTTAGCAAAAACAGAACGCAGCGTAGTATCTGTAGCGGCATTCAAAACGTCATCATCTATAGTATCTACAGCACCATTCTGCATAGCTTCACGCAGAGTAGTACCCTTCTTCAAGCGAAGATACTTATCAAGTTCTCCCATAAACATCTGGGACTTAGTGAAGCTGTCTTGAACACGGACACCTGTAATCATGTTAGCGCCATTAGCAAAAGCTTCAGTACGCTTAAACCATTTTGCCTCAGGATTAACACCAAACCTACGAGATGTACGTTCAACGCCGCTCGTCACAGTCTCAAACAGAAGCTTCTCAACATCAGGGTTTACTTTAAGGAAGTTGAGATATGCGTCATGCGTAGTGTAGGGGTCCATCAAGTTACGCAGCTTTTGTGCTTGCAGTGTACTCAATGCTCTTGCTTGACGAAGTGCTTCAGAAGCACCTTGCTTATTAAAGGGTGCTTTAAGCATAGCAGAGCCTACAAGAGTAGTGGCATTGAATAGGTCTGCTAGTGTTTGCCCTGCATAGTATTGAGTAAAGCCAGCAACGTTAGCCATAGTTGTTGCAGGCGAGGACACAAGCAGACGCTTCCAAACAGACTGCATATACTTCAGTTTATCCGGGTTATCTAAAGCTTCATCAATAGTTTCCTTAGCATTAACAGCAGCAAGCTTTGCATCCAAAGAATCTGTAGCGGCTACAAGCTGAGCGTCTACTTGTCTACGGAAGATAGACATAGTGTTAAGCACTTTAGCGTCTTCGCTAATCTGCTTAGCAAGCAATTCTCCAAGTTTAACACGTGTCTCAGATAACTCTCCCAGCTTAATGCCAGTAATCTCAAGCACATCGTTAATCTCTTTAAGCTGACTATCATCTAAGAAACTAACAAAGTTAGTCATAACGTCAGAGATCGTATCATTACGAGAGAACTTTACGTTAGCATCTTTGAAAGCTCCGAGAATACCACCCTCATAGATTACCTTACCTGCAGTTTCTGTCTGTTTACCTAATACTATTTCTTTAAAAACTTCAACTGGAAGTGCATCATACTGCTTACCAGCTTGCACTTTAGCAGACCAAGTTTTGATAGCAGCAACAATGTTACCAGCAGCTTTATCGGTAGCCTCTTTACTAAGTTTAGGTATAGAAGCTTCAATGACAGCGTTAGACACTCTCTCAAGGGGATCACCAGTGTCTTGTAGGCCAGAAGCGCCACGGAACTTACCAAAGCCAAGCTGAGCTAAGCCAGCAATACCGCCAGCCAGAGCACTAAAGCCTGTCTGCAGCTTGCTATACTTTTCTTGTGCACCTACATCCAGCATAACGCTTTGGATTTGTACGTCTTGCAACATGGCAAAGCTGGAGTCCAGTGCAGTAGTATAAAGCAAGGACCGTTTAGCAGCCTTGTCTCCTGCAGCTTGCAAGGCTTTAGTACGAGCCTGTCTGCCTAGAGCAGCTAAGCCTTCACGCTCAACTCTTTCAGCTACAGTCTTGTATACCCCGCCTGCAACTCTGGTGTTGTAGCCTTCTCTGACAAGTCTACGTGCAGCTTCAATGCCAGCACGTTCAGAAGCCTCTTTAGCTGCAGCCTGATTAGCTGTTGCCCTAAAAGTAGAACGTCCTGCTTGGCTCAAGGCACTACGAATAGCAGCCCTACCACCAATAGTCGTGCCTACTGCAGCACCCCTTGCAATGCCGCCTGTAAGAAGACCAATGTAGTTAGTAGGGTCACTAGCAGCAGCACCAATGTACTCTGCTACACCCTCAACTGCACCAGCAAAGCCATCGTTAACAAAGACATTGCCCAGCCTGTCATAGATTTGATAGGCACGAGAGGCAATCTCTTTCTGACGGGCATCTGCCTTAGAGATAAAGCGTACCTCGCCTGCTGTAGAAACAACGTTTGCATTGAAGTAACGCATTTGTTCTACAAAGTCGTCTACTACTTTTTCAGGAGAGGCAGACTGATAGTCAGTACCCTTACGTTCAATCATATAGTCACGAAGGATATTGTTATACTCAGGCTTTAACAAGTCAGCCTGTTTCAATGTAGCGTCAGACTTTAAGAGGCTATCGTCAAACTCTTGTGTAGGCAGCACAGACCTACCACCAAAGGTATTCCTGTTTTGCTCAAAGCGCATAAGCTCTTGCTTTAACTGGCTGTAGTTTTCCATGTGTGCTATTACCTTAAGATGCTAGTAAGTCTGCTGTCGCTAATGCTACGGCCTCTGTCTTCGCCTTCCTCATAAGGTCTAATTGTAACAGTCGGACTGGCCCCTGTCAAATATTGTTCTGGGATAAGAGCAAGCTGATCCTTAGTTACGTTGTATGCACCAACCCTGCCTTTGATAGTAATTCTATACTCAGCATCTACAGGGTTGTTTACAATGTTAAGATTAGCCATAGGCTTTTCAATGTACTGTTCAATATCATCACGGAAGTAGAAGTTCAAACCGCCAATGGCTGTCTCAGGAAGACCTCTTTCTCTCCGCTGCTTACGTGTCATACTATCCCACTGCTCTCTGGTGTACAGGTCAGTGTATTTATCCTCTGCATCTGTAAAGATAGCAAAGCCTTTAAGGGCATCCTCTACGATAGCCTTACCTTCTTCACTTAAGGGTGTTGCAGGCTTGAACTTGTCATCCTCAGGTACAACAGCATCTTCGTCTAGAAGAGCACTGTCTGTTTTCTCTGGTGTAATATCCTCACCTAAAGGCTCGCCTTCTCCAGAGGGTTGCTGTTCTTCCTCTGCTGCCAAGCCAATAGGATCAAGCCCAACGCTTTCTCTAAGGCTGTTAAACTCTTCAAGACCATAGTTATTTCTAATAATATCAGCCATAATCCGGTTATCAAAGACAGCAGGTCCATACGTATCTAGCATAGACAGAACAATAGGCTGAGCTTTGTACAAGGCCCAAGCATCTAGTCTAGTGCTTACATAATCATTCTGTTCATTAATAGAGGCATCTGGGTTATCCTCTAAGAACTTCATCCTTAAGTCTCTTGCATACTGCTCAGCTTCATCCGAAGTCTTATAGTCAGAGAGGGTCTCAGTAAATGTAGTAGCAAAGTCTAAGGACACCTCAGGTGTAATAAAGGGGCGCTCAGAGAAAGTCATCCATGCATCATCATACATGGAGCTATAATCACTAAGCGAAGCAAGCTGGTTAATCTCTCTGATAGACATACCGCCATACGATACATCTTCTGCAAGACGCTTCTCAGCAGCTTCTCTAGCACCAAACCCAAACAGTTGTGAGACGACAGAACGATCTGTTGTTGTCGGAGTAGCAGCAGCACCCTCTGGCAGTCTAGCTCCATAAGTCTGCATGGCATAGTCAACAAGGCTCATGTTAACCGGAGGCAGGTTAGCAGGCATCTGCACGACAGCTTGAATGTCATCCATAGAAAGAGTGCTACCCATGCCACGCTGACTAGATGCAGCCTGCAGTTGGTTATAAAAGTCTTGGATACCAGCAGGACCAGTAGCCATAGCATTAGCTACCATAGCTTCTTTCTGTGCTTGAGGAATACCGGGGTCCATAAGAGCCATAGCATTTCTGCCCAACTGAGCAGCCTGTCTAGCACGAGCTTCTCTCTGAGCACGTAAGATATTGTTCTGCTCAGCTAGTTGGCGCTGACGTTCTTCATACGCTTTAGCTTCGCTTCTGCGTTCTTGCATAGCCTGAGTTTGGCCCTCAAGAAACGCTGCACCAAAAGCTTTCCAATCAAATGCCATTCTTCTTATCCTCTCGCCATAAGACCTTTAGGAGCCGCTTCTTCCTTAGCTTCATACTCAGGAGTTTCAGCTTCTTCAAACTCTGGTGTTTCCATCTCTTCTTCCGGCCCTACTTCTTCTCCGTCTTCACCGACAAGCTCAGACAGAAGGTTCTTACCGGGGTCTTGCATATCTGTACCTTCTTCTTGTAGGTACTTCATGGCGAGGAGTTTGAACCTGTTAATCTCAGCATCTTTAGCTTTCTTAGCAGGATCACCCGGCTCTTCTTTTACAGTAATGCCGTAGGACTCAATAGCTTGCTTTAAGAAGGATGTAATGACTGGAGCAACAAGCATACCAACATCAATAGTGTGGACGCCACGCATGACACCCATCATGTAAATGCTCTCTGCCACAGGCTTAAGGGGAACACCCATCTCACACATAACGGCGAGATCATCAATGATGTCTTGGTCTGCAAGCTTCTCAATGTAATACTTGGCCGCTTCCTCAACAGTGTTAATCTCAGGAGGGTTTTCCCAAGGGGCACTCTTAGGCTCCATTGTAAGAGACTGGCCCGGAATCGGTGCTTCAAATACTCTTGTCATATCTTTGTCCTATTTATTTTGTGAAGCCTGCACCAAAGTATAATCCTACAATGGCTGAAACTATATGTGTATCAAGGGGAGTAATTACAAAGCCTCTAGCAGCCTGCCACTTAACTACTTCTGTGTCACCGCCGAAGATCATACCCCAGAGAGTAGTCTGCATTTCCGAGTAGCCAACAATGACAGATACATCAGGATACCATACAGCTACGAGCTTTGGCAATACGATAATAGCAAACACAGAAGAAAGGGCAATGAGGCGTCTTGTCCAAGCAAAGTGCTTATCTGTCTTGCCTGCATCACGGGCAGCATTAACTTGTTTAGCACTGAAGTTGGCACGTTCCATGAGCATCTTCTGTTGCTCCTGTTGTGCCTTCATGCGTTGACCCATGATAGACATGACCCCACCTAAAACAGTGGAGCCAAGCATGGTGATTAATTCAAGGGGTAAGCCGAACATGTTTTACTCTTGTGTAGGTCTAGCTTGAGGTCTTGGAGATGTACTCATAGGTGGTACGGAACGTGAGTCTACGGGCATTGTACCTCCGTACATTCTTGTGTATGCGGCCTTAGCATCTGTCCATCTAGTTGATGCTTCTGTGGCACCTCCAGCATGACCAACAATATTTCTTAGACTATCAGATGTAATGTTCTTTGTATCAAAACCTTTATCTTGCAAGTATGCAAGAGTAGCTTTCAACATAACATCCATGTCTGTTATTAGTAAATCTGGATTTGCCACAAGATCAACACCTATTGCATCGCCTATTTTTTTGTAGTTATTCCTGCCTGTGATTTGAATAAGTCCTCTTCCTCTAAATCTACTACCGTCACCTACTTGTGTATTACCAAGTTTATAGCGTTCACTTCTGTATTGGTCATCATAGTAGATATCAAAAATCATATTATTCTTTGTGGCGTCATTGCCATTTATATACGTTGGGTTTTTCGCCAAATCTTTAAAAGCTTGTTTTCTATCCGCATTTCCGCCGAGATGTTCTGCTATTTCTGCTGGTGTTCTATTTCTGTTAAGCGCTCCGCTATATAGCCTACCCCCTTCTAAAAGGCTTGTTGAAGACTCATGTTCAACTGTCGCTACAAATGCTGCTGCTGCAACTGGATTAGTAAATGTATCTTTTGCAAACCGTTCTACAAAAGACATGTTAGGTGTAACTTTGTTTCCTTCTTTAGAGAACATATAAGGAGCATAGGGCATAGGCACAGGAAGAGTAGGCTCAGAGGGTTCATTTCTATCACGAGCCATCAAGCCTTGACCTGTAGTTTGTTGAGTAGATACTGCTGTTACCTCTACAGGAGTAACATCTAGTGCCTCATTATGCTCTTCCCCTTGATGCCAGAAAGGAGGTGTAGTACTAGGCGTAATAGCTTTTTCATTAGAAAACATCTGTGCCCATTCTTCTGAAGTCAGTGATTTTGTTATGCCAGCCCCTTGTTTATCTTGACGGGCAAGCTCTGCACTTCTACGAGCCTCGTCTTCCATGTCCATCTCTTCGTAGACTTTCATGTGAAGCGTTCTATTGTCTGGCTTTTCGGGCTTACCTTGTTGTAAAGCCATACCTCCAAAAGTTGTAAAGAAGTTAGACACCCTATCAAAAAAGCCTAATTCTTCTTCTGCCTTCTGTTCTTGTCTTGCACCAATGCCATCGCCTACGCCTTTCTTAGCGGGGCTATCTGTTCTAGCTACAGGTCTAATGGAGGTTACGGGAGCAATAGCCATTTCAGTATTACCTTTACTCTTAGAAGGGGATAGCGTCAGCGATATTAGTGACAAGGGCTGACAAGAAAGTACCAGCAGCAGAACTCCAGAGAGAATCACTAGAATCTTTACCTTTGCTAACCTTGGCAACAAGTAAGTCAACATCCCGCTGCCTCGCATTCTCTGAAGACTGCCAAGCCCAAGCAAGTAAATCTCTTTCACGCTGAACAGTGTTATTATAGGCAGACATAGTAAGATTATTTGAAGCAATAGCAGCGTCTCTATTAGCTTGGTTCTGTGCTGCATTCTCCATAGTAGTAATGTTCTGGAACCACTGTGCGTTAGCTTGTGCAATTACAAGAGCATTGGTGGCATTAAACTGGTCACGCTGATTAGAAAGGCTGGCGTTAAACTGTGCCATAGCGTTAGCTTCACCAGCGTTAAACCTAGTCATTGCGTTAGCTTGTTCCGTGTTGAACTGAGCAATGTTGCTTGACAGCGAAGCAAAGAACTGATTAGTCTGGTTCTCAGATGTAGCATTGAATTGTGCAGCAGCATTACGAGCAGCAGTATCGCTGAGCAAGACATTAAGCATCTCTTGTGTCTTGAACACAGCAGTCTGTTGCTGATTGTCAAGGTTCTTCATGTCCATCTGCAGGAAGGCTTGAGCAGCTTGTACAGCAGCTTGCTGACGGTTATCAAGATTAGCCATGTCAAGCTGCGTCATAGCTGCAGCGTCTGCCATGATCTTAGCGTTACGTGCGTCAAGGTTAGCTAAATCAACAGTCTGAGCCATACGAGCATTCTCAAGGGCCACTTGCTGTTCAGCATTAAAGTTCATGTTAGCGATGTCACTGATCTTAGCAGCGTTAGCTACACGAGTTTGGAATGCCTGTGTAAACTCCATGCCAAGGAAGTTTGCTCTTTGCTCAGCAGCAAACATGGCACTCTGTTGACGGTTGGACAGGTTCTGTAACTCAAATGTTGCAGAAGTCTGAGCATCCTGCATGGCAATGGGCAGAGCACTTTCCATAGCAGCTTGAATAATAGCCTGACCAGCCATACTCGAAGCGCCTAAACCACGGGAAGCCATAGCTCCAGCAGCGGCTCTCATAGCTCCAGCAGCCCAAGCAGGAGGTTCACCACCTTCAAACTGCTCCATCAAGCCAGTAAGCTGACCCTGTACTGTAGCGTCTGTAGAGGGAGCACCAGTAGCTGCAGCAAAGTTAGTCTCAGCTTTAACACGGGCCATGTCTACTGTAGGGCCAGTAACCATTTCACCAGCAGCCACTTCACGAGTAGCAGCTTGTGCTTGCTGAGCTTGTGTGATTTGTGCAGCAGTAAGGCCAAGAGAGGCTAGTTGGTTAGGCGACATAGTAGCAGCCTGAGCTAAAGCTTCATCGCTAGGCTTACCAGTAGCTGCAGTAAGTGTATCAAGTGTCTGTTGAGCAGCGGGTGCAGCTTGTTCAGCCGTAATAGTAGCAGCTTCAATAGGCGCAGGAGCAGCGACAGCAGCAGCAGGGGCAGCTTTAGTAACAGTGGCAGTAGGGGCTGCACCAAGTTGACCTGTATCCGCTGCGATAGTACCAGCAGCCTTGTCTGCTTCAGAAACAGTAGCTACATCTGCAGTGGTAACCATAGATGCCGGATCATTAAACGCTGTACTTGTAGCTTCAGTGGCAGTAGGAGTGCCTGCAGTGCTTAAGTTTTTCATGGCTGCACTAAGAGCAGCTTCAGCAGAAGTCAGAGCAGCTTGTGCACTATCTATTTTTGATTTAAGGGAGGTATCAGAAGGATTAGCAGCAAGGGCTTGGTTTGCCTGATTTAAAGCGTTACGCTTATCAGCTACGTTAGCTTGAGCTTCATCTACTCTGGCTTGATACAAGCTACTATCTACAGATTCTGAACCCTCTGTGGGGGCCGTCTTATTCTTTAGGTTCATCCATTCTACGTAGCGATTATACCCCGGAGTACCGGGGATGGTATCTGGACCTTGGTAACCAAAACCATATGTATTTTCAGTGACTGGCGTAGGTACATTAGCACCAAGTGCCCCATCTTTAACCAGAAGCCCTAGCTGGAGAGCACGTTCAGCAAGACCACCTTCAGCCATCTTGACAGGCTCACCTTCAATAGCTCTACGTGCAGCTAGAGTGTATTTGCCCATCTTAGCAGCAGCAGCAGGGTTAGCAGCTAAGAAAGCGTTAACCTCGTCTGTTTGCATAGAGCTTCCTGTGTACCCTACTTTGGGTAGCAGTACAGCCATTTGCTGTGGTGTAAATCCTGCAAACTTCTTAGCCATATTATTCGTTCCCTAATTGCATATACACAGCCGTAGCAATAAAGCTGAGTATAGCTATTGTTGTAATCTTAATAAAAGTAGACCAAACGCTTCTCTTAGTTTCACGCCATGAAATCAACAAGTCACGCATTTCGTTAATGTCTTTACCTGCAGTCTCATCATGTAAGCCAATAGCTGACAAAGCTTCCTTAGCACCACGCTTAGCCGCACGGTCCAGCATAGCTTCAAGTTGCTCTGGTGTCAATGAAAAGTCAGACATTATAGTGTATCCCGTAGATGCAAATCGTATCCCGTCATGCCGGACTATGTGGTTCTATACAAAGTAAAACTGCCAGAGGTGACATAAATCCAACCGTCTCGAAGTGCGTAAAAGCCCTTAGTCCAGCCACCGCCACTACCCGAACGGTTGCTGTTGATGTCATCGCCAGTGAAAAAACCGTTGCTGAGTTGTGAGCCGCCGCTGCTTGCGCTCATTAAATAAACATAGAAGCTGTCGTCGTTGGCGGTTCTGGACAAAACATAGTGTTCGCCTCTAGTTACTTGCTGTCTTTGGGATGTTGTAACTGTGCCAATGGTCGTCCAGCTAGTGTAGTTCGGCAGCTTCAACTTTGCGTCTAAGGAAGTCTGAAGGCCGTCAACATTGCTGATGACGTGGTTGTGGCTGTCATCAGCCACAGTAACCACAATAGAAGTTGTCCCAGACCCACTTACGTCACCGCTAAGTGTGATTGTTTGGTTTCCAGATATTTTAGTGTTTAGCTGCGTCTGGATATTGCTAGTAACACCGTCAACGTAGTTAAGCTCAGTAGTAGTAGCCGTCACTCCGTCGAGAATATTTAACTCCGCAGTCGTAGCCGTAACGCCATCCAGCTTGTTTAGTTCCGCAGTCGTAGCCGTAACGCCATCAAGGATATTTAACTCTGCAGCAGTAGCTGTGACGCCAGTCAAGTTTGTAGGTGCAATAGAAATATTTGCAGAACCATCAAAAGAAACACCAGCAATAGTTCTTGCTGTTGCAAGTTTAGTAGCTGTAGTAGCGTTACCTGTTACGTTACCTG